GGTAAATATTCCATATTAGAAGAATCTAATAAGCTAGGTGTAAGAACTCCTGTTCTTAATGCTTTTTTATTACTCAACAAATTTAAAACATCACTTCCTCTAGGTTTATTAAGTAATCCTTTTTGAGCAATATTAGACCTTAATATAGAGGGAATAGCTAAATCAGCAGCGAATACTGAACCACCAACGAGAGGGGCAAGTGGAGCGAAGGGTGTTGCAAGGGTTGCAGCACCAACCGCAGATGCTTTAGTAGCAGGATTTTCTAAAATTGACTGAACAGTTGTTTTCCCAAAATCACTTTTCTGTTTAAACAGTGTTGGATTTGTATCGTAAAAATCTATAACTGCTCTAGCTTGACCTGTAACGGATGCATTATTTCTGTTTGCATTTGCATACTTTTTAAGATTAATTGTTCCATCTGGGTTTAGTGCATTTTCTATACTGTGACCTATAGCATAATTTTTTCTCGCTTTTTTAAGATTACTTGCCATAGAGTCAAACTTTTCAAGCTCTTTAGCAGAAGCTCCTCTTTGCTCTGCAAGTGACTTGTTATAAGCAATAGTTCTATCTAACTCATTATGAAGATTATCTAGTTTAGCTGCATTTTCATCTAGCACTTCTTGAGTTACTTTAGAGCTTTCTTTTCTTGAGTCTTTATATGCTTTTTTGTTAAGCTTCTTCTGGCTTTCTATTTTGTTTAAAATGCTTTGACCTGATTGTATATCTTGAACTGTTTTTGTACCTTCTATTGTTTCTTGTCTTTGAACAGTTCTATCTGGAGCTCCTCTTTGTTTTTGTTTTACATCACTGATAACAACTTTGTCATCACGAACTCGTTTAGTTTTTCCTTGTAATTTTGCAATGTCATCATAGAATGGTTTAGATTTTTTAGCTAAAGTATCATATACCTTTCCTAAAGCTGTAGATTCAGTAACACCTGCGTGTTTTCTTAATAGCTTATCTGCGTGTTTTATATTAAAATCAATAATTCCCTCTGATGTTCTTTTTCCACCTGCTAATTTTTCACCTACTCTACTAATTAAATTGCCACCACTATCTTTTAATGTAGATGGTAATATTTTAAAGCCATACTTTGTTCCTAATTCTGTGCCTTTGTTTTTAATAATGTTTTGAGAATACTTTACCATTTGAGAATCTTTTACAAAATCAGCTCCTTTCCCAATAAGACCTGCCGCTCCTGATACTGGGTCTACATAATTTAATGCTTTATCTACTTTATTTCCAACATTAGCTGCTGTGTTTCCAAACTTACCAGTTTTGGCTACAGTAGTTCCAACTCTACCTAATCCAGTTACTTCTAATAAAGAAGTTAATGGTTTTTTATAAGCTCTACCTACAGGGTCGTCTATTAAAGACTTAACATCTTCAGCTATAACATCACCCATTTGTTCATAGCTTTCTCTAGGTTGTGTAGCTAAAAATTCTGTAGCTTTATTGCTTTTTAAAAATTCATTTAGTTTGTATTGCATTGAGCTTGGGTCATCTTCATAAGAATACAAATCATCAACAACAGATTCAGGAAGTAAGTTTGTAGCTCCTGTAACAGCTAAATCAGTAACAGCTCCTGCTGTATCAAGTGGAGATAAGACCATATCAGCAACAGCCCCACCTAAATTTGTTGCATCAGTTGCAAGGTTTTCACCAAGCCCAGATAAAGTTTTTTCTTCAGTTACTTCTGGAAATTGTGAAAAATCTTCAACTTCTGCAAATTGTGAAAAATCTTCTGCCACTATCTTCTCCTTGTTTTACCATCAGGAGTTTTAAAAATTGTTCCTTTAGGCAATGCTAATGCTTCTTCTTTAGTATTAACTTGTGGAATTTGTGGGTTAGCAGCATTTATTTTCTTACTAACAGCATCACCACGAACAGCATTTATTGTTTCTTTCCAATTATTATTATACTGTTTAGTGTAGTCTCCAGATAAGTCTTGAATTTTGTATCTATTAGCTTGGTCATCACCATAATATTTAGCAAAATTGTCTGTATAAATTTTAACTGTTGCTTCACCTTGACTTCTTAATAAGTTTAATTGATACCATAGTTCTTCTGGAGTACCATCATAAGTTAAGTTAGCTGCCATGTTTTGAAACATTGCTACCTCTCTATCAGAAACATTACCAACAGCACCACCAGTTTTGTTGTTATTTCTCATAACTTGAATTTCATTTGTAAATGTTTGCCCTTTAATAGTATTTAACAAACTAGCAATGTCTTGAGCATCAGATTCAGTTGCAATAAATTTGCCTGTAGCTTTGTTTATAGCTATTGGTAAACGACCACCAAATGTGCTAAATAATTTTGCAAATTTTTCAGGATTATCTAATATTCTTTCAACAGCTTTATTTGTTCTATCTATATTTCTTGCACCATATTGTGCTGATTGAGCATCAGTTCTTGCATCTGTAAATATTTTTTTAATATTTTCATTTGTTTCAGTTCTATTAGTATCTAATGACATTACATTTTGCCTTTCAATACCTAACTTATTCCAATCATCCATAGAATACAATTTTCCATCATTAGCTTTAAATCCACCTTGAGGATATTGCTGATTAGGTTCAAATTTTCCTATTGGCATTGCTTTTTCCATTACTTCTTTAGTAACATTGTTATTAACTGTATTTTTATTACTTTGTCTTATTCTTGCAATTTCTTCGTTTACATTAAGAACTTCTACAAGTGGAACATTTATAGGGTCATCTCTATGAGCCGCCATATTTTCACGATTTATTTTAGCTGCTTCTTGAACACTTGGAGCATTAACTACTGCATTAAAATTTGCTTCTTGTTCTGTTGTCCAATTTTTTCTATTTCTAACATCTAGGTTAAATAATCTAGCAGCACTCAATTCACCTTGAGAGTAATCTAAATTGTTAATATCTTTTGACTGCTCTAGTTCCATGAATTTTTGTGGTTCAACAGCAAACTGTTGTAATTGTTTTAAGGCATCTAAATCACCACCATCTGCTTTATCTTGAAGCTGTTTAAACCTATCTTTAATACCTACATTTCGTAAGCTAGTTAAATAATTTTTATTTTGCAAATCAATTATTTTATTTTGTCTTATTAGTGCTTCTTCACCAAAAGAACCTATCTTGTCTTGATTAATTAAAATATCTTGTTTTGCTTTATTTATATCTAAAAGATTTTTGTTAAATTTTTGTTGGTTAAATAGGTTTGTAACAGCATCATTTATACCTTTTGTTCTTGCTGCTTTAGCCCCAGTAGCAGTTGCAAGTAATTTTTCAGCAAGTGTTTTGCCTTTATATAAAGAATTAACATAACCAAGACCTCCACCTAATAATGTATTTATATTTAGAGAGTCCTCATAGTTAGGGTCATTAATAAGCCCTTTAAATGGCTGATTAGTTGTTCCCAATGCTTTATCTATCATTGTGTTGTAATCAAAATCTAGCAATGAATCTGCCATGTTACGCTCTCCTTACTTTTAATATGTTGCCCTGACTTGGGTTGTATGCTTGTTGTGCAACTTTACCTACTGATTGCGTTATTTGTTGTGGGCTAGCATCACTACCGCCACCTAATGCTGTCATACCTAATGTAGCTACTGCGATTGGATTTTTTTCTGCAAAACCTACTACGCTATCAAATGCCCTTTCATATAAAGGTTTTTCATAGCCTCCCTTTGCCTTTGCTATTTCTTCTGGTGTAGATTTAGTTATTTTATCAAATGCTGGATATGGTGCTGTTTGTGCTGTATTAGCTATTGCATTGTCATTCATTAAAGCATCAGTATTTAATACATAGTCTGTGCTGTAAGGGCTAAATCCTTGACCTGTGACCCTACCTGTTACATTTTGTAGGTTGTTTGATGTTCCTATTAAACCATTTGTGCCTACAGAAGTATTTGCACCACCTAACAGATTTGCTCCTTGATTGTTTGTGTTTGCTAATGCACCAGAACCTAAATCAAATCCCATTTTGTCAAACTCAAATCCAGAGCCAAAACCATCTGAACCACCAAACATACCGCCAGTTACACCACCAATAGCTGCTGCTTTAAAAGGGTCTCTACCTTGAGCTAAAGCTAATGCTGCACCTATTCCCATTCCTCCTAATACTGGAGCACCCATTATTTACCCCCTCCACTAGAAGAACCTGTTGTGGTTTGATTAATTGGAGCTGGAGCACCATAAGCCGCTGATAGATAACTTGTTAATTTACTGTATGGTTTATTTTGGTTAAACTCAAATCTAGCTATATCTGCATTTAGTTTGTCTTTAGCATACTCCTCTTGTGTCTGACCTATTCTAGCTAATTGATTTATGTCTGAATAATCTGCCATAGCCATTTCTGGAGCTAATTGAGCTGCGTTCATTTGTCTTGCTGCTTGTTGCTCTGATAAGCTACCAAGACCTTGAGCTGCTGCTAATCTTTGGTTAAATGTTTGATTAGTAATATCACCTAATCTAGCTACTGCTTGTTCTTGCATACCTCTTTCATTGCCATAGTTACTGTAAGCTAGTTGAGCTGCTTTGTCAGTTAAAGCGTTAGCTAGATTTTCTGATGCTTGTGATTCCATTTCACCCATAGCACCTGAACCATATCTACCTGATGCTGCTGTTCTACTACCAATGTTTCTAATAGCTGAATTAAATTGGTCTACTGCTGGTTTTGCTGCACTTGCCATCATACTGGAAAAATATGGATTACCTGCTGATAGGTAATCTCCTCTTGCTGTAGCTTCTGTCCCTGCTAAAGCTCCACTAGGTATTCCTCCCCTTAATGAGCTAAAGTTTGATAATGCAGGATTTACTGATGATTGCAAATCACTAATTGTTGATTGAGCTTCTGGTACTAATGGACTACCAGTTCTTGCTCTATCACTTGCTAAACTTAATGCTGTTTTTGTAGTTGAGGATGCTGGAACATAAGTTGCTCTTGGATAATAGCTTGGAGATTGTCTTTGGTACAAATTTTTTGCTTGTCCTAAACCATAGGTTATGTATGGCAAGATAGCAGGGTCAATATTTTGTGTGGTTGTTTGTGTTTGACTACTACCACCACCACCACCACCTTTGTATTCACGCAATCCAGTAACAGGATTAATTGTACCTGAACCACCATGTGCTTTTAGAAGATTAGCTTCCCATGTATTAACATGAGCAAGTTCAGTATCTCCCTCTCTACCTAATTTGCCTAAATCTTTAGCAAGCCAGTTATATAACCATATTTTTAACTTAATCATTCTATTTTCAACTCCATTAATTGATATTTTTTATTGAATCCGTAAAGCCTATTCCACAGTTTAGTAATGCTTTCAAATTTAGTAGAACCCTGTATTGAAGTTCCACCATTTTCTTTAACCCACTGTTTAAACTGTTCCATTCCTGCTCTTGTATTTTTACCGCCTATATAAGTTATATAAGCTACTCTGTCGTTAGGATAGTTAATCCATTGTACAGTGAGTGCTACATAACAAATCTCGTCTTTCATTACTAATAGTAATTGTTGCTGACCTTGTGTAACTAGCAGTTTTAACTGACCGCTAGTAAATTCGTTGTTACCTTTGTCTAATGCTTTTTGTAATAAAGGTTCTGCAAGATACCAAAATCTTTGCACTTGATTCGTAGGCACTACATAGAGTTTCATAAAATTTATCCAACAATAATATAATCATATGTTACATCAGTATTAGATGTATTTCTATGTCCTACAACAAAGCTACCTTTAACTTTTGTTTTAATATATGTATAGTCTGATTCTGCTGCTGCATTTACAGTTCTTGGTGATAATAAAATTACTGAATCAAAACCTGCCCTTTCATTAGCAACAGTAGTTTCTGTCACTGATGTTGCTAAAGTAAAAGTGCCACTATTATTGGTTTTACCATTCATAGCGTTATTAACTACTTCGGACACTAATCTAGGGTCACCACCTTGATAGGGAAGTGTACGATACATTCTAGGCATTATCTATTACCTTGTGGTTTTACATCTACATCTACTGCCATAGCTGTTGTCCAGTTACCTGTAGGTTGTACATTAAATCTATGATACCTACCTGCACTTCTTAAACTGCATCTGCCTTCTGTTGTAGCAGGAACAAATGTACCAAAAATAATGTTGTCATCTAATTCTCTGCGACTAGCTACTGCAACTTGTGCTGTGCCATTGTCTATTTGTGGTCTTGCTAGTGTAGCTACAGAATTGTAACCAACTTCTATGTCTGTAGTGATTAGTTGTGGTGTTGTAGACTGACCTGTAAATACTACAATTTTATCTGCCCTTGCACCTGCAAATAGAAACTTACCTCCAATAAACAATCTGGAATCTAGTGATATTACTGGCATAGTATCTATGTCTGTATAACCTAAAATAGATTCTAAAGTTTCTAATGTTTCTCCCAATGTAGCAATAGTACCTACGACATCTGATGTAGTTTCAGCTCTTGACCATTTTTGTAGCTGCCAATTATAAATAAGTATTCTTCTGTTACCATCTACATCAGCATAGTTCCATACGACAAGATTTTTAACAGGGTCTATAGCAACACTCATAGTATTAAGTTTTGTTAAATCAGCCCTACCAAAAAACCATCTATCTAATTTTTCTAATCCTATATTTGTTACTGTTTGTCCATCTGTAGAGTAAAATCCATCATCTGCTAAAAAGAAAGTAATGTTTCCATACCTAGCAACAGAATTACCTTCCAAACAACCTAGTCCATTAGAAATAGCATCAAATTGCCAAAAGAGAGGACTACCTACATATGAACATCTAACTATAGATTTTTCTAACAACACAACACCAAACTCACCACCTGTTATTGCTTGAACATTACCGCCATCAGCAATTATTTGAAAATCACTTTGACTTGTAGCACCAGATACCCAGTCAGTTTCATCATTAATATCTGACCATTGAACTTTGTCTGGCTGTGAGCCTATACTAATATTTCCTGCAAAAACAAAGTCACGAACTACAGCAATATCTTTAGCTATAGGAGCTGATGCTGCTACATCTGCAAATGCAGTAGATACACCAATAGTCCATGCTTGAATTTTATTGTTGTCGTTACAAGCTAATACTACCTGACCAAATTGTTCAAACTTCCATGTGCCATTACCACCATAACCACCTGCTTTAGACACATCATTTAAGTTTTGTGTTGCAATATCTAGTTTAAACAGCTTTGTAGCACCACCTGCAAATACTTCTACATTAGCACCAAACTTGGCTACAAATATATTGTTAATATTTTCACTAGCAGAATTAGAAAAATCTACCGAGCTAGGGAAAGCACCATAACCAATACCAACAGGAAATACATTTTTAGCATCATTTAAACTACCTGCGTTTGCTGGTTGGTCTGGTAACCAATCTGTAAATTGTAATCTTTTTGTTGCCATATTATAGTCTCATTATGTATGCAAGAGCATAGTAAGGAGGT